TAGCGGCAGCAGCGGCTGCCGCCATGGCCGAACCGAGGACACCGAATCCCGCCACGGGCAGTCGGATTCCGGCCAGTGACGATAGAGTGGCACTGAGCCCTACACTGAAACCGTCGCCGAAGTCGGCGCCCGCCGATAGGCCGATACGTGAGCTGTCCCGGGAGGCACGACGCTCGGCGCGTTCAACCCCCCGGGTAAGCTCACGTTCAACGGTACGGCCAGCAGTTTGGGCTGCACGCTGCATCTGGCGCACGTCGAGTTCACCGATGATCTCAACAAACGCCCTATCAAGCGGCCCCGCCATACGTGCACCTCACGCCGTGTGTAGTCGGCTACAGTCTACCTGCTATTTTCGCCGCGACTTACCGCTGACACCGCCCGCAGTCAGTGTCTTGATAGCCGCTTTATTGTCGAAGGTGGCGCGCTTGTCGTCACCCCACCCAGCAGGCTTGGGAGGCATCCTTCTACCTGGTCGCGTGCTCTCCGCTGTTGCGGAGGCGGTGGCGTTGCGCGCTCCGTCGAGTAGGGGCTTAGCCTTCGCTAGGTGTGCAGCGGCTACGACGTTGGCAATCTCGTCTTCGAACGTCTTTCGTTCTTCGGTGCTCATGTTCCGAACAGCGAAATAGTAGACGAGATTCAGCCACCGATCCCACCGCAGCGACTCGTGGTCGACACCGTGGGCGACACACCAGCCATCGAAGTACGGCCATACCCGGTCGTCAAGCGCCCAGCTGACCAAGTACGTTACTGCGGCGTAGTCCCTTTTCCCAGTGCCTCGCCGAACAGCCATTCGATGACGGCGTTGAAGGTGGCGGGATTGATGGGGTTGTTCACGGGGTTGCCGTACTGGTCGTGACCCCAGAAACGAGCCTCGAATCGCTGGAATGACTCGGGTTCGAAGATCTCGGCCAGTTCGGCGAGCAGCACCTTCCCCGCGTTCGTGTCGGGATCGTCGACACTCTGCTCAATCTTCCCTTTCAGGGAAGACGCCGAGAACATCTTGCCCGCCGCGATGGCGGGTCGAAGGTAGAACATTTCCCCGTCAATGTCGAAATTGACCTGTTCCTGATTCGTGGTAAACGACTTCATTGACATGTGTAGCCCATGCTCCTTTGTCAGAATCGGTTGAAAGCGGTCCGCAGTCCATCTTGCAGCGCCGGGTTCGCTTCCATGTAGCGCGTACCGAGGAATACGTAAGGTGCGTACTCGACATCGGTACCGATGCGTTCAACAATAACACCGGGTCGCAGGATCTCCCGAATCTGAATCGAGTTGACCAGGTTGCCCGTGTCAATACGCCGGGGATTAGCTCGCAACCGCTGCTTTGCTGCTGTCTGCGTCAATAGCGCACGAGCGCGCATATTACGGACCACTCCCGACGACGGGGAGGAGGCCAGCAGGCGCACATTGCCCAGATTGAACGAGTGCTTTACACTCGACCGTGCCATGCCCACCCCCTAACTGATACCGCAAGGATACCCGCCATTCCGCACCCCGATGGACACTGTGATCGCTGAGCCTTGGCACGCGCCACCGGGACCCACTTCGGTCTGCTCTCCGATCGTGAACCGCTCGAACTGCTTCACTCCATTAACGGGAGTAACACCGGTGCACATACAACACATGATCCCCGCACGTACCGCCCAGGCATCTTCGGCAGTCACCCTAGCGGCCGCGCTCAGCTCCTCGCAAGTAGGGGGTGCCTCCTGGGTACCCGTAGGCGCGCAACGAGTCATTGACACAGTGTAGTTGAAGACGAAGAACGGAGGGCCGCACTTACGAACCCCTGCGTTCTGCTCACCCGTCCATGGGTTGGGGAATTCAGCTGTCTCGTACTGGCTCGTGAGCGACACCGCCAGCTGACCGCACTCGCAGTCGTCCCAAGCGATCTCCCCCGCAGTGACGCACATGCGCCCCGGGAGTCCCGAGGTAGTGCCTGCCAAGTAGGGGCGGATGCACTCCAGCAAGTGCTCTGCCAGCTCGAAACCGGCGAACGGGTTCGCATTGGAGAACACCATCAGGATGTCCCCACCCTCCGGGGGCGCGGACCGTCGATGTCGAAGATCGTGGCGACGCCGGTACCGGAGGGGTTGTACGTCTTCACGAACATGTCGGCCCAATACAGGCCCAGCATCCCATTGCCGAAAGCCTGGTCAGAGTCGAAGAACACCTTCGTCACACCTTGCCGGGTGACCTGCTGGACCGTGCCAGCGGGCAACACGCAACCGGAGGCGTTGACGCAGCGCTTCGCGATCTCCACCGCCAGCTGACCAGCGGCCAACTTCCCTAGCTCAGGCACCTCCTGGCCGTAGTTGGCGGTGACCGACCACGTACCAACTTGGTCATCATCAAGATTCAGGTCGTTGCAGCGCGGCCAGTCCTCACCGTCCAGGCGCACCAGCAGGTTGAAGTTGTCGACGCGGTAGGCCGAAGGTGGCAGCACCACCCCGTCTACCTTCACTTCGACGATGGAATTGACCGGGTAGGGGAGCTGCACTTCGGAGACGATCGAGCACGAGCACCCCGATGTGCACGAACCGCAGGCGATATTGATCCATTGACCACCCACCAGCGCAGGGGCCGGGAACGGCCACGTGCTGCCCGAGAGGTCGTACCACCCCGTCGCCGGAATCCACGGCCAAGCGGGGAAGCAGTCTTTCCGGCACGGCCGTAGCGTGACCGAGCACAGTCCGAACTGCTGCTTAGTGCGCATCCACAACGCTTCAGTGGCAGCCATAGCTGCCATCGCTTCGATTTCCGGTGTCGTCCCATCCGGGAACACTGCGCACTCAAGATCCCAGGGGCCACACGGACCGGTAACAGCAACCATGGTCGCCTCCCTTCCACTCCGTCAGTCTATCGTCACTTCGGCACCGAAGGACGACGCGGCGGCTGATCGTACCCTGTGGCCGTCCGCTTCGGGACCCGAAGTGACTGCGCTTGACGGTTGGAGGCGACGAACGGAGCACGGCGATAGTCATTCACACTGCCCGAGGTATCGACGATCGCGGAGGGCCGGTTCACCCGCGTAGTCGCGGTGGTCATACGGCCCATGGTCACGTAGCCCTTAGACCAATCCAAGTCCAGCGCGGAAGCATGCTCACCAACGAACTTGTGCGCCTTACGCCCCTGCCCGTGCCCGACGAGGCTTTCCCCATCGCGGTGGTCGACCAGTGACGGCCAAGGGCACCAAGTGCTCAGTCGCTCGACATCGATGGCGTATCGACCGATACGGCGGTCATACTGGGGATACCGCTGCTGGTCGCACCACCGGATCATGCCATTGATGATCCGAGTAGGGAGTACGATCGCCACGCCCCAGTTGAGGGAGGGCATCAGCACCCACGACACGTTTTCTGCCTGCGCAGCCTGCACGGCTCGCTCTACAGCACTCGCTACCGGGCGACGCGTTCCGATGTAGGGCGAGACGATACCAGGCCCGGGAAGGTGGTCAAGCGCGGTTTCGAGCCCTGCGATCAGATCCTTAGCGACCAGGGCATCGTCCTGGACGACCATCCCCCATTGGGCGGACTGGTCGATAGCCTGCCACGCGCGACGGCCCGTATCCCACCTGTTTTCCTTGCGGTCCCAGATGACGTCAGCGTCAGTGATGCCGAGCTGTTGCACCAGGTGCGGGATGTACTCGGCCCGTTTCTTGTGGGCCATGATCTTGACTGACAGCGACGCCATTACGCCACCTTCTCGTAGACAAAGAACGAAGCGAGTCCCGGACGAAACGGCTCTTCGGCGACCTTGAGTTCCCATTCAGGGAACCGCTCGGTGATATCCGGCGTGAATTCGCGCCGAAAAACGTGGCGCGCCGTGCGGCCATCCGGAGTGTTCGTCGCGTAGATGACGACGAACCGCTCAGCGCTCCCGAAGAGGTTATCCAAGTACCTGAAGTAGTCGGCATCATCGGGCAGATGAAACAGCACGTCCATGCTGAGCGCAAGCTCAGCAGTCGTACGTGTCAGCGTCGAATACGCCTCAGTGGTGTGGAACCGATAACGCGAGCCGTGTTCGGCGAACTTTTTCCGCATGCGCTCCACGATGATCGGTGACACGTCAATGCCCATATACTGGGCACCCTCAAGACGAATCAGTTCGAGGACTTGACCGTCGCCGCATCCCCAGTCGACGACGCTTTCCACCTGCCAATAGTGGATGAAATCGGAAATGTAATCGGCCTTGAACTGACCTTCCGCACCCTCCGAACCGGCTCCCGAGGTGCGCCCTTCGCGGTAGCGCCGATCCCAGTAGCCAGCAGGCGTGTACTCGATCGACTTCACTTGGTCACCCCCGGAACGCGAGCGCCGACGACAGCGCCGACACGGGCCACCGCCAGACGGCCAGCGTGCTTCTCGACGTCGACGAGTTCCTTCGACTCGACAAGCGCCTGAACCGCTGCCAGAACGCCGGGGTTGTTCTCAGCGTCGTAGTCATCGAAGACGACCGTAGCGTCGTCGGTCAAGTGCGGACGCCACGCGCGGAAGTCCGCAAGCACGGCGTCGAAGTGGTGGTCACCGTCGATGTACAGCAGACCCACCGACTGGCCCCCTTCCATGTCCGCCCACATCTCCGCTGCGAGCGTGGTCATGGATCGCAGCGGGGTCACCTGGTCTTTGACCCCGGCTCGGGTGAGTTGGTCCAGAAACTCACGGTACGTAGCGGAGGGGAGACGGCTGAGGATGCGGTTACGCCACGCCGAGACCTCTTCAGACCATGCGTCTACGGCGAAGACCGGAGCGCCTTTACCGATTTTCGCACCTCGGGCGAGATACGAAGTCGATTTCCCCCGGTAAGAGCCCAGCTCCACTACTGCCTGTTCAGCGGCAACCTTGGATGCGAGGTCGTGCAGCAGTTCGCCTACCTCGGGAGAGATCAGGCCATCGAGGGTTGCAAGCTCATCGAGTTCGAGCACGTCGTGCCTCCAAAACAGATTCGGTATGATACCACTGGTGGACACAGTACGCGTCCCGGTGGTAATCGTCGGGAACAGTCCCGTTCTTCACATCAGAGTAAGAATACGGGTAAAACAGATGAGACGGTGCCGTGTATCCGCTGTGTGCACGCCAAATTGGCGTCAGGTAGCGTGGTCCGCTGAGGTGGTTGGGACGCTTCGCACCAAGACGCTTGACGTTCTTCGGGAGCAGCCCCACGAGGTCACGGAAGATCTTGTGCCCCGGGACAGCGCCCAGGTAGGTGTTTCCAATCCAGTTTCGATCTTCCATGGCTGCAAACGCCTGATGGCCGGAAAGCGCGGAATCGATTGGCCTCAGCGGTACCGTATCGACGTCGGCATAGAATCCGCCGAAGTCATACAGCAACTCATAGCGGATGATGTCGGCCCTGAACTGTCCCACCGCGTCAGCGGGAACGAGCTGCTTAGCTCGGCGGTACAGATCCCCATTGCGAAGAATCGGGATGTTCTTATCGGTCCACACGTATGTGGTCCAGTCCGGGTGCATGTCGCGCCACCGCTGCACGTTCACCTGCAAGCGCTCCGGCATCGGTGATCCCACCCAGATGAAATGGAGCCGCTTCGGTATAGCCTGGTCGTCGGTCATATCTCCCCCGGTCGTAGAATCGGGGAGCGCAGACCCGGTGACTTGGTATGCGCTCCCCGTGCGATGGGCTACATCTGCCCTGCTATGGTATCAGCTTCCGATCTCCAGAGCACCGCAACCGGCCTCGGGAGGCTGAACCGTGGTGATGTTGAAAGCGAAATGCTTACCGGGGTCCCACGTCGCCGTAGGACTGTCAGCAAGCCACGGGTCACCGATGTTCCACAGTGGCGACGCGGGCTTGGTCATGGACGCGAACCCGAAGGTGAACACATCGTTCGTGAAGGTCAATTCCTGCACGCGAGCGTTGAACTCGTGCGGGAAGGCCCAGTAAATCCACCGCTGAGCCCCCGTCTCATCGCAAGCGTCTTCACCCGCAACAGGCTGCCAGATCTCTTTGGAGAATCGGGCGTTCAGCAGACCGTCACCGAAAGTGACACCCGAGAACTCCGAACCGTCCACGATCGGGTCATCACCGAATACGAGGGCGATCAGATCGACATCCAGGGTGCACAGGTTGGTGACCTGATCCACCCAGTTGAGGAACGACGGTTCCTGCTCATTGACGCACGGCTGGCCGTTGGCCTTCCGCTGCAACAGCCGGGTGCCGTCCTCGTAGTTGGGCGTGGCTGTGATCTCCGTCCACGCATCCGTGGTGACCTGAGCCGAGCCATCCCCGACGACCGGGACACCGCACGCGTTCAGCAGGGTGAACCGGGCTACTTCGCCCCGAATAGGGCTTGCGCAAATTGACACTAATACTCCTTTCGGGGCTAGGGGGCTTCAATTTCCCCATTGAGAACGAGTACGGCGAACAGGCAGCAATCCCACCCGAACGCGTACGTGCGCTCGGCGATCATGCCGAGCGTGTTCACGTTCCGGTCGAAGGACTCAACCGGACGGAACGAGTGCGGCGTAGGCTCACGGACGTAGAACACTTCGCCCGTGGCATACATCCACGTCTCACCCACGTCCGGGAGCGTCCCATCAGGCCCCGTACCCGGGTATTCGCCAATGACCACCTTCGAGCCAACGGTGGTCGTGTACATGACCCCGTTGCGCGGCTCGATGAGGTGGTGGTCAGCGGCGATCGCCGCAAGCCGAATCGGCATATGGATGGTCGCCACGCCGGGGTAGCAGCGGCGCATGGCCGCTTCCAACATCCCCAGTGCGATGACCATTTCCTGAGCTACATTCGACACCAGCGTTGCAGGCATCTGCAACAGGTCGTCACCGTCTGTGACTTCAGCGTTGGCCGCAAGATGCGGGTACGCGTCAGTCACCCCAGCGCCTTCCACGATGCCGCCAGTCCAGAAAATGCGCTCTAGCTCGCGCTCTTCGGACCTGATGAGCGACTGCTGGTTACGGGTGCCGAGTTCTTCCCACATACCCACAGGTGCGCAGTCCGCGCGGCTGTAAATGGTAATGGGGGTAGAACCCCGGGTAACCCACTCCCAAGTCTCGCCCTTCGGCGGTGCTGCATCCACATCGTCGAGTACCGTGCACTCCCCATACGTTCCCTCTGTGTTCGGACAGAACGCCTGCCACTGGAGACCCATTTTCCATTTCGGATTGGTGATCTCCAGTTGCGTCGTTGCTGGCGACAACAGACCGAACGACGAAGAAGTGAACGGCAGGGTGGTGTTGCTGATATTGAAGCGTCCACGGCTCACTGCCGCTCACCTCCTTTCTGTTGCTCGGTCTCGATTAGGACGCGCACGTGAAGGTGCGAGCACCGATCTCGCCGGAACCGCAGATGTCGACGGTGACGACGCGCGACTCATGGCCCGGCTTGAGGATCGCGTAGCAGTCCTCAGCCCAGGCGGCCGTGTGGTCGTTGGTGGCGTTCAGCACGGAGTCACGAACAACGCCCAGGTCGAGCGACATCGAGTTGCCTCGAATGAAGGTGCCCGGAGCGAAGATCATGTAGTCCAGCGTGGTCGGCCAGTCGGTCAGCGGCGTAGCGGCACCGGGGTCACCAGCTGTCCGCACCTGCCAGTCACCGACGAACTGGACGCGCACGCCACGGATGTTGAACCAGTCCGCAATCATGCCGTCCGTGACGCTGAAGACGTCGATACCCTCACGGTTCGCCAGGTCAGCGCGGATAACCGCGTTGGCCCAGCGGGGAAGGACAACCTCAAGGATGGCGTCGAAGCACATCGAATACTTCTCGCGGTAGTCGACCGCCGACAGCTCGATCGAAGTGAGCAGCGCCGACGTGGTGGCACCCATCAGACCGGTGTGGTTGACCGCGATGGACGGGGTGATCGCGTCACCCGAACCGCCGCCGTTGAGCATGATGTCGATGATGCGCGCGTTGGTGGCGCGGGCACGGATCGCCATCACGAGACGGAGCCAGTTGGTGATGAGCTCCGGGTAAGCGAAGTCGATGAGGTTACCGGCAGTAACGCAGAAACCGTCACAGTCGGCTCGCCGGTCGACGAACGTCGGGCACTCCACCCGAACACACGGCTTGAAGATCGAACCGGAGTCGACCGCTTCGATGTCGTCGGCTTCGGTCCAGGTCCAGACGATGCCCGCGTCAGACGCGAGGTCGCCGAAGCTGGGCGAAGTCGGGTACTGCACGCCGCCACGATTCAGACCAACCGTAGGAAGGTCGATCATACCGTCTTCACAGACGACATTGAAGAAATCGTAGGAGATTTCGGACGGAGCGCACCATCCGCCAGCAGCCACGAGGACATCTTCATCGGCAGCAGCCTTCAGAACGTTGTTCATGTCCTCGGGAGTGGAGTTGTCATTCAGCGTGAAGTTGAACTCACGCTGGAGCGACGCGACCGGGTAGACGTTCGGGTCGCCGGTGGTCGAGACCGGGAGCATGCGCGCACGCTTGTGCATCGCTTCCGCAAGCTGGGTGATGTTCTCCAGTCGGCCGCCCTGGGCGAAGCCGGGAACGTCGGCCGAAGCCACGATCACAGCCTCATTGCGGGCGACGGGAACCTGAGCGTCCGGCGCGTACTGGGCGATCGTGCCCAGACGGAGACGCTGATTCAGGTCAGCCTGGGGCTTGAGGTAGTCGGTCGCGAACGCCTTCATCGTCTCGCCCACGGCAGCCGAGACAGCGGCGGTGATCACTTCCTGAGAAGCGGCCGCAACGGGAACCTGGGCAACCTCGGCAAGCTGAGGTGCACCCTCCCCGCCGTTACCGCCTTCGGTCTCCTCGGCGCTGTCCGCAGGCTCGATCTCAGAGAGCATCGCGTTCGCCCGCTCAGAGAGGTCGTCGTGCTCGGCGGTCAGCGCGGAAGTGCGCTCCTTGACCGCGAGGATCTGCCCCTTGATCTTTTCCAGCTGGGGGAAGGTCTCAGCCGAGACACCCTCACCGTTGTTGTACAGAGCGCGGAAAGACGCCACCAGGTCCTCGTGGAGCTTGGACAGTTCGGCGGTGTCGCCAATAGCCGCCAGAGCGGCCGTCAGCTCTTCGCCCCCGTCCGGCAGGTTAACGCCCGCCTCATTGTCCTTAGACATTCCTGTTCCTTTGCGTAGCGGGGTGGATACTCGGATTGTACACACGATTTGAAGGCTGGACGGGGAAAAAGCCTTCGAATCGAAAGTTAGTGAGAATGCGACGATGTGGGCTGCTGATTGGTGGTGTTCCAATCAGCCTTCTTGCCGTTGGACGGCCCTGCGGTCGTCACGACGACATTCCGCTGCGCAGCGATCCGGCGCTGCTCCTCGGTGGAGAACACCGAGACGGCACCCTTTTTCTTTTTACCGCAGTTGCAACCCATGCCTTACCCCTTCAACGTTTCGCGCAGGCTCAGAGCGAACTCACGCAGTCGAGTTTCCTGGTCACACCCCACTTGGCGTGCCATCAGGTCAGCAGCAGCACGCATACCCACAGGTTCATCCACCCCCGCGTACACACCGAACCGCACGGGTGTGACCGTGCGCGAGAGCTCCCCGTTCTGGAGCGTGAACGAGTGATGCGCTGTCGGGAATCCGGGAACCGGCACCAGCAGCGCCGCTGCGAGCTCACGCTTCCCAGGCTTTTCACGATGCGGACCCCAGTCGCCGGACAGCTGGCATGCCATCATGCGCGCCACCTGTTCGCCGTTGACGCCCGGAATAAGCGCACCAGCGATCCACA